GAACACCAGCTCGACCTCGGAAGTCCTGTAGTACGGCATCTCGTCGGCCAGATCGGGATTAAGTTCAGGAACCTCCTCCATGTCGACGGGGTCCGCCACGCACACGAACTTGTCTGGCTCGCGCGTCCCGTCGGGGTTGGTCTTCGTACGCTGGAAAATGAAAACGGCCGTGGACATTCCCTCGGCCTCGACCGCCTTGACTTTGAGCGCGTAACTTTGACGCCGACACGCAGTCGAGCGATGCGTCTGTACTTTCAGGGTTGCCGGCATTCCCCCTCCTTTATGTCTGCAACACCGGCCACCGGCACGTCGAGTCCGAGCCACGCGGCCAAGCCGACGTCGTCGACCAGATACCACTTCGACGCAGGCGCCTTGAGTTCAGGTACAACCAGCGTCGTTCCAGGCTTTACGACGTTTATGCGCTCCCCGAGAACCGGGCCGTCGACTACTTCGACCGTCTTGCACCCCGACAGCAGCAGACATATTAGCACAATCGCACCCAGCCCCTCCAGCTTCTTTCTAAGGAACCCGGCATCGGTAACCCTGCCCTCCTTAAGGGCGAGCGCAAGTTCATTCTCAAGTCTTTTTCGTTCGGCCTTGAGTTCGTCCTCGGCCGACCACTTGCGTCTGAACAGCTCGGACAGCAACTCAATGAACCGCGTAAGGAACTCGGCTATCGACGACAACGCCGATTCTCCAATCGCCTTTACTTTAGCTATTGCACTCATACTACTCCCATCCGTTGATTCGCCGGAACACATACCTGAACGCCTCGCCGGCGTGTGGCACGTCGTTCTTGATGTCCATGGCGATCTTCATGAGATCGTCAGGGGTGTACTCGGTCAGCTGGTCGGCTATCAGCAGCCCGACGCGCACGGGGCTGGGCAGCGCATTCGCGGGCCCGTAGCCTGGTATGTCGCTGTCCCCGGCGCCGGCGCTGGCCTGCTTCGCCTGCTCCAGCATCTGCGCCTGGCCCTGCCGTGCCATCTCCTGCCGCATGTTGTCCATTTCCTGGATGACCAGCGCATGCAGTGTCGGGTTCGAGTGCTTGATCTTTATCAGCTCGCCACGTCGCATCGTCTCCGGGGTCTGGATCAGCAGCTGCTGCGCCAGCGCCTTGGCCTGCTCGTGAACGTCTCCAGGAGTTGCTCCGGCAGCCGGGGCTCCTCCGCCTCCGCCTGAAGGCTGCGCCTGCTGCGCCTGCTGCTCTTCCATGGCCTGCTGCTGCAGCCTGGCAATCTCGAGCTGCTCCTCCATTACGCGCTTCTGCTCCTCCATGTAGTCGATGCCGAGCGGTCTGTAGGCCGTGGACTTGCTGATGTCCTGGCCGGCCGCCGCCTGAAGCGACAGCGCCTTGCGCTCGATGTCGTCGGCCAGGGTTACGCTTCTCAGGCTGCCCTCGACCTCTCCCCACATGAAGTGGCGGCTGATCTTGTCGAGCAGCCAGTTTATGAATTCGTTGTAGCCGTCCACAAGCCCGTTCCACTGCTTCTCGAACAGCCGCAACGCAACCGGGAACGCCTGTATCGACAGGGTGCCCTTGTACAACTCGGCAGGGAATCCCATGGAGTTCAAAAGCTCGTCCAAGGCCAATGCTATGTTGTCCTTGGGGGCCAGCGCCTTTGCCTCGCCGCCGAGCATCTGGTAGCCGATGCTGAACGGCGCTACCTGCACGTCCGTGATGTTCTTCCTCTTCTTGGCGACCATGTTCTCCATGTGCGAAACAAACGAGCCCATGTTGATAGTCGACAGCGCGTCCTGCCCGCCTGGGGCGGTGTTGGACGGGAACAGGATGCGGAAAGGTATGATGAAGTCCAGCGCAATGGCCTCGTCGTACCTGCGCAACAGCTGCACGTAGTACGCCAACTTGAAATTCGGCAGGATGGGCGGAATGGCCCATCCGCGGATCGGAAGCCCGGCGAGGCTGCCCGACTTCATGTGGTAGATGCTGTCGTCGTTGAACTTGAACAGGTAGTCCTGCCCGGTCTTCTCCGACTGCAGGCACGCCTTGACCATGCCCCACGGGGTGTCGTTGAGGTAGAACGGCTCGCCGTCGAGCACCTTGCGGACGAACGTGCTGTCGAGCTTCATGTAGTACTCGGTCTTGTCGGAGATCGGATGCACGCGCAGACGTATGTCCTTGGGGTTCCACCTGACAATGCGCACCCGATCGGTGTCGTGGCTGCGCCTGTCCTCGCGCCGCATCCTGACGTTCTTCTCCCCGCACTTGCCGCAATCGCAAATGAAGTCGCCGGTCTTGCGGTCGAACTTGTACTTAAGCGTGGCTATGTGGTAGGACATGCCGCACTTCGGGCATGTCAGAAACCGGTCGAACGGGAAATACACGCTGGTGAAACTTTGCCCGTAACATAAAAAGTCGTCGCCAATGTCAGCCAGCTGCTTTATGAGATGCAGCTTGTTGTTCAGGAAGTCCTCGTACTTGTCGCGCTCGTCGTCGGACTGCCCCTCTATGACAAGTTCGGTCAGGAAGTAACGCACGACGCGCTGGGCCACGGCCCTGAACGGTGTCACGCTCAGCATCAAATATTCGCACCACTCGAAGATGGTGGTTATGTCGCTCGGGACATACTCGCTGGCAATGTCGCAAAACGGGTTGGGGTATTTGCCCAGCCCGGACTTTGTCACGCCACTGGCGTTGTCCATCGACCCAAACAGGTCGGAGGTGTTTTGCGTTACCATGCCTTGTCCTACCTGTCTGCTACTTGTGTATTAGCGGCCTTATCGGCCTTATCGGCCTTATCGGACTTATCGGCCTTATCGGCCTTATCGAACTCGTCTTCCCTAATGTCCGACAAGTCGAACATAGCGGCCGCGACCTTGTCCCAGTCGCCGTTAATGTCTTTGAACTCGTGAACTGGCGTGCGGTCGGCAGCAACCACGTTTCTCTTCTCCATCATGGATTTTATCCCCTGTTTGGTATACTCAACTACACGGACTTGCGGACTTGCGGACTTGGCTAGTTCGCGTATTGTGTCGTCCTGCATGTGAGTCTCCTGGTTGTTGTACGTATCTGGTATCTGGTATCTGGCATCGGGTATTTTTCAATCCGGCGCATCTTGCTCACATTGCGCATCTTGCGCATCGTGGCGGCAAAAACACGTATGTAATCCGCTGCGACAATGCTGTTTAACCTAGTCGGGAATGGAAGCTGTCGAGTTTGGCCGAATGTCTGCCACGCTTGGTTTTCCACCCGCGGTCGCGTTGAACGCGTCGGCGAAGCGTCTGTAGTTCGCGACACGCGATGCAACGGCTGGATCGTTGACATTTTTGCCTACGCCAAAAGTCACTGAAAAATTACCGTTGTGGTCAATGACTTTAACAGGCCACGCGCCAAGTATGTCGGAAGTGGTTGCAAGTTTTCCGTCTGGACCGGTTATGTTGTAATCTTTGATAAATTTATCGGCCTGGCCTGGCTTAAGCGACATTTCACGCATTTTGGACATAAAATCGGCTTTGTTGTTTCTAAGCGCGTTAAAATCGACTACCGCCTCGCCGGGCTTGCCAGGATCAGACTTTACGCCTTGCGAGTCATTTACAAACTGCGCTAGATTGGCTTTGAACGTAGGAAACTTAGCCTTGCCCGCTACAAAAGCGCTCGGTACGCTATTTGTACCGTGCTGTATTACCATCTTGCTGCTGGGATATGCCTGCGCAATCTTCTCGCCAGGCCCCCATTTCTTGTACGCGGCGCGGGCACCGATGCCGCCTAGCGACGCAAGTATGAGTCTGGTGGCAGATCGCCGGCGCTTTGCGCGCTCGTAGTCGTTGTAGAATTTTCTAACAGTATCCGGGCGCCTCGGGTCTAACTTGGTTATGTCCGGCTGCTTGTACATCGACGATACCAGCTCTCCAATACCGTACCCGGCAGCACCGCCGATGCCGACTGCGCCAAGGTCGTCCACTATGCCGACCAGTTCCGGTTTAAGTGTACGGGCCATGCTTTTGCCCAGCTCCGCGGCAGCCGGGCGAATCTCCGGCTTTAGCTTTTCGACGGCGGAATCGACGACAGGCTGGGCATCGTGCCAAATCGGCTTCAGCCCTTCTCTAACGTCGGACATAATCGGCTTTATGTTCGAGCGAAGATTTTCAAGCGGTTTTGCAAGCTGATCTGCCACAAGGTTGGCAATCATCTTCAGCTGAAAACTAGGCTCCCTGGCCTGCGCGGTTTTATAATTCATACAACTCCAGGTTTTATTCACGTGAACACCGGCTGGCTGCGGCATGATGCTTCAACTACGCAATGTTAAGAAGAAATGCCTGCGAAAAATAAACCATGCCGAACCACCGTGTATATTAAAGGGATCGCGACATGGTGTCAACAGGTATTCAATAGGTAAAGAAAAACCCCGTCTGTCGAACGGGGTTAGTGACGCCGTCGCCGGCGCCGCTTCCATCAACGATTGTCATGGAACCTACTACGCAGCCGTTGCCGTCGCCGCAGCCGCAGCCGCCGGTATGTACCCACATAGGAAGCATACCGGCGTCGGTAAAGCTACTTGGCAGCCGCCTCTTCGACGGTCGCGCGCACATTCGGTGCGCACACCGTAATCTCCAGGCCCGACGAATTAACGATGGCTACCTCCGGAAGTTGGGCGCCAATGTGGTGCTGGCTAACCGGGGCCTTAAGCCCGTAGGCCGCCTCGGCGCTTACAGAGCCAGTGGTGTCACGGGTGTAAAAACGCCACATCCTGTGGGCGTTCTTAAGCGTGATGGTCTGGGTGGCCGGGTCGAACTGTGAGACCGTCCCGAAGTAAAATCCGGCGGCATTGTTACGGACGATAACGTCCTTGCCGATGATGGGGTTGTCCATGTCTGCTCCTTGTTTCTGGTTTTGTTTAACGTCTCTCGCCATGCCACTTTGTTCCACCGTGACA